CTCTAAAGTCCGCATCTTTGAATGAGAAAAAAGTGCAGACTACTCTCTTAGACGAGTCTTTGTCTCGGATTGATAAGATGTCTGCGAAGATAAAGGAGCTACGAACAACTAAGAAACAAATAAACAACTTGTTCTCGGCGGATAAGATTAAGTTTATAGAAAATCATTCTCTCTCGGAGATTCAGGAGAGAGAGAGGACTTATCATGAGCTGGATTTGGTATACGAGCAAACAGCCCAGACAAGGTCTAGGCTACGGAGCGACATAGAGGACGCACGTATGCGCATAAAGAACTATAAAGGAGGTGCCTGTGAGCACTGCTCTAAAGTATCGTATCGGATTTGGGAGCTCATGAATAAGGATGAAGAGTTTATAAAAAATGCCCTCGTATCTTTGGATGAGTATAAGAAAGATATGAGTAGGTTGAGAGAACAGCTTGACGAGTGCGAAGTTCCTATTACTGTACAGGATTTCGAGACTATAGAGTTTTTCAAGAACATAGATTCCGAGCTGAAAATACTACGAGACCAGAAGAAAGACCAGCAGAAGATTAAGAGGAAGCACATGAAAGATATGAGTTTCCATCAGAAGCGTCATGACCTCCTCAAGTTCTGGGACGTGGCATTTTCTGAGCAGGGTCTTGTTCGTTACGTCATACGTAACATTCTATCATTCTTTAATGAGAGGGCGAATTATTATATGAAGTTTCTTACCGCTGGGAACTTCTCTATAGAGTTCGACGAAACTCTAAAAGAGGAGGTGTATCTGAAAGATTCCTTAGTGTACTATGAATCTTTATCTGGTGGAGAAAAGAAAAAAGTTTCTCTTTCTGTAATGCTGGCGCTGAATGATTTACTATTATTGTCTGGGAAGTCCCGTGCCAACATAGTATTCTTTGATGAGATAGCAGATTCTTTAGATGATGAGGGCATAAAGGGAATCTATGAGTTAATTAAGGAAGTGTCCGAAGTTAAGAAAATGTTTATCATATCACATAATGATTACTTGATAGGGATGATTGAAGACTGGGCAGACCTTTTAAAGGTTCAAAAGAAAAAGAACATAACTACTATAAAGAAGAAAAGCAATGCCCACATATAGTTTCAATTGTTCTTCCCATGGAGAGTTCAATGAGAATTGCCCGTGGGAAGAGTACAAGGCGAAAGACGACAAATGGGAGTGCCCTGAGTGTGGAGAGCCCTGCAAGAGGGTATGGGCTGGGAAGGCTCCTATGGTCAGAATAGGGAACCCAGAGACCCACGCTGTGAAGAGGAGCTACAACTATATCCAAGGGTCTGAAGAGAACTGGATGAGAGATGAGGTGCGTAACATTAAGGACAATGTACTCTCTCAGGAAGGACAGAGCAAAAGCTCTCCTTATTCAACCTTTCAAGTATCTGACCCAGAGGCACTGGGATTCAAGAAGGTCGATGAGGGAGAGGCTAGACAGAGAATGGAAGCCGCTAAGAAGTCCAAGAAAGACTCTCTTGTAAAAAAGAACAACCAGAGCAAGAGCTAGACAATTATTGTCAATATCGGCTTTGTCAGTCTATTATAGCATATGGCGTATACATTCCAAGACTCAATACAACGCGGCATAATTTATCTGGCGAAATCCGAGGAGGGGTTTCTAGTTGAGACGATGCCGATGATTAAGTCGGACTACTTCGAATTTCCGTCCCACCAAAAGTTCTACACCATTCTAAAGGAGTTCTTCCTCAAGTACAAGAAGCTCCCCACTGATGACCAGCTTCTAGAAGAGGTCAGGGGGGTAATGGCATCAAACGAACTTTTTGCTGATTACAAAGAAGAGTTATCGGAGATTAACAAACTAGATGTTAAGTCTATCGATAACGGAGATTACTATCTGGATTTGGTAGAGGAGTTCGCGAAGCAGCAATCTTTGAAAGACGCGATTCTTAAATCTGTAGACCATCTAGATAAAAAACGTTTTTCCGCCATTGAAGAAGATATCCGAGCTGCTCTTACTGTGTGTAGGAATGTAGATTTGGGTACGGACTATTTCTCTGATGTTAGAAGTAGATGGAACCGTTTGAAGGATTCATCTGTTAATGCCAAATTCCGCACCCCGTTTGAAACTATTAACGAGGCGTTGGAAGGTGGGCTAGCAACTAAAGAAATGGCGATGGTGGTCGCTCCTCCAGGAGTTGGCAAATCCTTGTTCTTAGCGAACCAAGCGGTAAGGTCAGTCTTGGATGGATATAATGTAGTATACTTATCTCTTGAAATGTCTGAGGATAGGGTTGCTCAAAGGCTTGATAGTATCTTTACTAGAATACGCCAAAAGCAACTCGCAGGGAGAGTTAACGATGTGGAGGAGCGCCTTACCACTATACAGGATAAGGCAGGGCAAACGGTAGGGAAGTTGGTGATTAAGGAGTTCCCTGCAAAACGATTGACCGTGTCAGGCATAAGAGCCTACCTGAATCAGCTCAAGAACCACCAAGATATAGAACCAGATGTTCTTATTATTGATTACCTGGAATTACTAGGAAGTGATTCATCCGTCGCTGAGTATCAAGCTCAGGAGAGGACGGCTCAGGAGTTGCGTGGCTTGGCTACCGAGCATAAGTTATTGGTTTGGACCGCTACGCAGACTAACAGAGAAGGTAAGAAAGTTAGCATTATTACTGATGCTGAACTGGCAGACTCATACGGTAAGATTAGAGTATGTGACCTAGTGTTCTCCATCAATCAGAATGAACAAGAGTTCGATAATGGAGAAGCACGTTTATATCTTATGAAATCTAGGAACGGGCGTGCCCGTTTTATCGTACCTCTAAAAGTGGATTATTCGAGATTAGTGGTATCCCAACAATCAGCATGACACCAACAAAGAAATTTAAAACATATAAACATCCTATGGAAGTTTATACAGGTATAAAGACCTTCACTATAGAACAGAGAGCGTTAACTAAGGACAATTTATATGGATGTGTGGAGTTTCCCAAATCACTCCTGACGATTGACCCGAACCAATGTGAAGCAGATTATAAAGGAACATTGTTACATGAGATTTGCCATATAGGATTTGAGATATTCGGGCTCAACGACGATGATGAGATGCCGCAAATGGGTAATGAGTATTTAACGACGGTCACTTCTAACATGGTACAACAACTTTCTGGGCTGAACCCAGAACTATTTCAGTTTATTTTCAACAATGAATGACATCGAACTTACTTACTCTAAACTCAGTGATACTTATTTGGACATTACTAAGTCCTACCTCACTATAGATGACAGCAATGTGGAGAAGGCTCTACTTCAACACACTGGAGTATACGCCTTTTTTGGCGCGGTCTTAGCACATGCTAAGAAGAAAAGTAACGCCGTGGAGTCTGAATACGAATACGAAGAGGCTAAGATACGGGAAAGCAAGAGGAGGGAGATGCAGGAGGAAGGCAAGAGGGCGACTGATAGAGCTTTAGATGCTTATGTAAAGACAGTCGAGGAGCTTCGTATCCTCAAGCAAAGTGTGAATGGGGCAGACCATAGATACAATCTCGCCAGGAACATAATGCATGCACTAGACCACCAGAAGGATATGCTTGTTCAAATCTCTGCAAATAAAAGAGCAGAGGTGAAATTAGTTGGTGATATTTGATAGTACCGACTATAATGTAATGTGGGTGATTGACCCTAATAACGATAACTGGAGACAACAATGGTTAACTTAGACGAACTTAGAAAAAAATACGAACAAATTCAGAATGCTAATTCAGGGGGCGGTAACAACGACTTCCTAAAGAAATTTTTTATGATGGAAGAGGGTACCTCAGTGGTACGTGTTCTTCCTGCTGGAGATACTGAGCGCGAGTTCTACGCTGAAACCGCGATTCATAGAATTGATGATAAGAATCACCACTGCCCTAGGGTTAAAGGTGAGGATTGCCCAGTCTGTGATTTATATTACAGGTTGTGGAAATTGGACGATGAGAGTGCACATGACCTCGCTAGGTCTATTAAGCCACGCAAGAGATACTATCTCAATGTTGTGGATAGGCGCGATGGAAGTGTTAAAATTCTATCGGTTGGCATGAAGCTGTTCGGTAAGATTTTGGACTGTTTCTTTGATGAGGATTATGGAGATATCACCGACCTGAAAGAAGGATGGGATTTCAAGATTGTAAAAGACACTCAAGGACAATGGCCAAATTACGATAAGTCCGCACCTAAACCAAAGCAGGTTAAGGCTGGTACGGAGAAAGAGCAGGCGGTATGGATGGATGAGCTTCATGATATTCATGGTCTTATAAAAGTTGCTTCTTACGATGATTTGAAAAACATGGCTATGGAGATGGAGGCTATTGTAACTGACCGCCCTAAGGAGAGGGATGCCTCTGATAACTCTTCTAGCTCGGATGGTGATGAGGATTATCTGGCTCATTTGAAGAGCCTTAAGGTGGACTAGTGAACGAGGACAGGAAGCTAAGAATCTTAGCTTGTCCCGCAAATGAGGGAGGATGCGCGTACTATCGTGTCATCCTCCCTATGCGCAAACTGGCAGAAAAGTGCGGAGACAAGGTAGAGATACGGAGTAGTCTGAATCCTTTCGGTTGGGAGAGAGGAGGAAAACCCGAGTCTCCCCCAGAATGGACCCCCGAGGACTTCGAATGGGCTGATGTCGTGTTCACTCATAACATTCACAATTTCGGAGCGGCGTATACGATTGCCATCCTTCAGGCGGCTCACGAGCATGGGTGCATAACTCACTATGATAATGATGATTTACTTACTGACCTTTACGCAGGGCATAGACTGGAGGGTTTATACAAGGAGCACAAGTTGGACGAGGCAACCAAGTTTATTTACGACAAGGTTGATGTTGTATCCGTTACCCAGAGTAAGTTCGCTGAAAGGGTTGCTCCTTATGTGAGGCATGCTCTGGTCGTTATAAAAAACGCGATTGATTATGATATGCCGTGTTGGAACCTTCCAAGACAGAAGCCCCCAAGGAGGAACTTCTGTAGGGTTGGATGGGTTGGAGGTATCCACCACGAGGAAGATGTAAAGGAGTTTCCAGGAATATGCATGGGGGTTAATAATAAAGTTGGCGCTGAGAAGGTTCACTGGGGATTTTACGGAAGACCTCCTGTCCCCATTGATGAGAAAACGGGACAGCCTAATCATAAGGATTGGCAACAAGATGTCTGGAACAATTACCAGAAGTATTTAACTCATGGAATAAGGCACAAGAACTGGCAAGTGTTTGGAGCCCTCCCAGGAGATGATTATGGAAGATTCTTTACGCAGATGGACGTTGCCATAGCTCCTCTACAGTTTAACAACTTTAATGACTCTAAGTCGGACATTAAGGTTGCAGAGTGCGGTAGGTACGGGATTCCACTGGTAGCAACTGATTGTGGTGCCTATCACGAAACGATTGTTAACGGTGAGACGGGATACCTCATTAGCCCTGACAACCCTCGCTCTGAGTGGGTTAAGCATCTAGGAAGAACAGTTAAGGATAGGAAGCATAGGGAGGAGATGGGGAGGAATTTGAAAAGTATTACAGATGAGGCTTATGATATAAATAAGCATATTCATTTGCGATTAGACCTCTATGCAGAGGTTATGAAACAAAGGACGGAGTACATCAAAGCCGCACGGGAGATGAAAGAAAAAGATGCCAAAAATAGCAAAGAAGATAAAGATAGTTAGTGGGTGGTCACATCACGGTGGGTCTACTGTAGCATTTGTTAGGTTGTGTAACGCATTGAACGGTGCGGGGTACGACTGTACTTTCTACGGTCCACACGACTGGCACCTGCACCAGTGTCAGGCGGCGAAGATTGACGAGTTTGTTCCAGAGCCAGACGATACAGTTCTGTTTCATTTCTTGGATATTAAAGAGAGAATCCCACATGTGAAGGCTCAGTATTTGGTACTCCACGAGAAGAGTGGCTATCCAGTTGGGGACAGGTATAAGAATCATGATAAGGTTATTTTCTTGCACGAGCCTCATAGGGAATGGCACAAAACCCCCAAGGAAAACTCGCTTATCATCCCTAATTTTTTCGAGGAGTTCAACAGAAAGAATCCTGGGGAGAGTAGAGGAGATGTTGCAGGTATTGTAGGAAGTATAGAGAAACGGAAGAATACACACATTGCTATAAAACGTGCTTTAGAGGGAGGGCATAAGAAAATATATTTGTTTGGAGGCATTCTTGATAAGGATTACTACACCAAAGCTGTACAACCTTATATGGAAGAGAACCCAGACACTATTGTGTACAAGGGATTTTCTGAGAGCAAACAGGCGATGTATGACTCTGTGGATGTAGTATATCATTGGGCAGTGGAAGAGATTGCATGCTTCGTTCTTGGAGAGTGCAAACTTCAGGGGATACCTTGTGATTTTGGAGGAGGGACTGAGGATTATGAAGTCTATTCTAATGACAAGGTGCTTGATATGTGGAAAGAGGTGCTGGGATGAAAAAGTCCAAGCTAGCGGTCTTGACGCATGTTAGAGACGAGAAAGATATGCTACCGTTATGGCTTGCTCATTATAAGAAACATGTGCCAAAGGAGTCTCTTTATGTTATAGACCATGACAGCGTGGATGGCAGTACGGAAGGTTTGGATGTGGAAGTTATAAAAGCGTCTAATGGTGGAGAGGCGTGTGAGAGCTTTAAGACAAGAAACATTATGGATATTCAGAGCCAGCTTCTTGAGAAGTACGAATATGTTTTGTATGTAGACGCTGATGAGTTTGTGTTTCCTTCGGATAAGTACACTGATTTAGTTGATTTTATAAATCAGAATGATGAGGAGGTATATGTGTTCAAGGCGTGGGAACCTATAGAGGTAGAGGGGGAGGTACCCATAGACTGGACCTCTAAATTGATGAAGCAGAGAAAGAAGGGGGTGTGGCACGATATTATATGCAAGCCTGCTCTATCCCGTATACCTCTACTGTGGTGTGATGGGCAACACCACTCAAATCAACAGATGGGAGGCTTCTCCAACGCTAGGGAGGATTTATTCATGATTCATCTACATAGAATCGATAAACAGAAGAACATGGAGCGTCACGCCATGCGAAGTTCAGCGAAGTACTCCGCTACGAATGAAGAACGTAATTATTGTAACCATTGGAAGAAAATTAAAGGTAAGGAATTTGATGAATGGTACTATGATTTAAAAGGGGAGCCTTTGTTGGATACTCCAGAGTATTTTAAGGTGGTATTATAATGACCAATATCAAATTACCAGACGTAACTCTTTTAATGTGTGCAAGTATAGAAATAGACTTGCATATTAGGGTTTTGAATTATTGTAGAAGACACCTCGATTTTGGGTCTGTTAAACTACTCACTGATGTGGAGAGAGAGGACTGGGAGGATGAGGAGATTGACGGGATTGAGTTTGCTAAGGTGCCTAAGATAGAGACTTATCAGGACTATAGCGACTGTAAAATAAATCAAATGCCAAAGCACGTGGACACAGAGTTTTGCTTCAATGTTCACACTGATGGTTTTATCCTCAACCCTAGGGCGTGGGAGGACGATTTCCTAAAGTATGATTATATTGGACCTCCGTGGGCACCGTTCCCTGATATCGCGGAGCGGACTGGGGTTGCGGACTGGGCTACGGGCAATGGAGGGTTCTCCATACGAAGTAAGAAGTTCCTAGACCTTTGTGAAGGCTTGGGACATTCAAAGGAGTTCTTCTATGATGCCCCTGACCCCTTCGGTTTGGATGATGTCATTTGTGCTCAGGTGAACAGGAAATCTTTTGAGGAGCAGGGGGCGGTATATGCACCTATAGATATAGGGTTCAGGTTTGGGATAGAGAATGGAAATACGAGATTCAATATGCACGGGATGGCGGACCAAGGTCAGTTTGGGTTCCACGGACACCTGCCTCATATGTGTGCAGGTTTGAAGGGTGAAGCGAAAGCTATTTATAGGGAAGACTACGTGAGACGTAAAGGCAGTGAAGAAGCTTTGAAAGTATGCGGAGCGTGTGAGAACTGCTAATACGAAAATACTGAACGCAACATATGGGGCTGGGGATAACCGTGAGGATGTTGCCCACATAGTGAGTAGGGAGTGTGGTAGAGGAGGGATTATGCACTTTGAAGTAACAACGGGTTTCTTCGAGATAGCAGACCCAGCCCCCAATACCGTTAAGGAGCTTATAGTTTCCATTGAAGAGGAAGACGGTTCCGTAAAGGAAGTGAAGGTTGCGGAGCATCAGAAGCTCATATACCCAGATGAGCGCGATGATGTGGATAAGGTAGTGCTGTTCTACTCCCATATAAATCCAGAGACTGACCCAAAACAGGCATCCTTCGTAAAGTACTGTTTGGAAGATTTGTTGAGCAGGGTGGATGACAGGACTGTTGTGAGAGGTGGACTTATACATGATTACCATATAGACCACCCTAGGTTTCACAACTACGAGCCGTTATACAGGGAGGGGCAGGGACATGCCATGATTACCTCTCAAATTCTTCGTCCGTTATACGCCATGAAAGACGCAGGGTACTCCCCTAAGTACGTCATGTTTGCTGAGCATGATTGTCTATATCCAGAAGAACATTTTAAGTTTGAGGATTTTGAGGAGGATATACTCGTGAATGTGAATCATGTAGGTTTTACGTCTGATGGGTTTCAAGGAAGGCAGGGGCAGGTAACTTGGCCAACCCTCTCTATGGCTATGAAATATGATTACGCTTTAGAATACTTTATGCGGCGACTGGAGCATATGTTTCTAAACCCTTCTAAATATGCTCTCATAGAGCCAATGACTGAACAATGGCTCAACGAAGACAACTTAAATCAATGGACGGAGTGGACGCGTGATGGGTTGGCTGCAACTACTAAGGTCAGAGAGACACAGGCTCCTATCTTACATATGTGGAATGGTTGCCACGCCACTAGTCATTATCAATCTTATCCGAAAGATTATTACGCCCCTTTCAATGATTACTGGGGGTCTGCTGAGGCACTCGCCCATTCGTACTACGGTTCCTACCTGTCCACAATACCTAAAATACCAGACTAATGCTTAATTCGCCAGACTGTGCCGTACATGGAGTTCCCTGCTTTTCTAGTCACGTTCCGCTTCAGGGACCTCGACCCGACGCGGATAAGGGTTCTACTGTCATAGAGGTGGTTATTGCTACGTATCATCAGGACCATGTTCTCAAAACTCTCATAAATAGTGTAAAGGCTCAAACATTACCTGCTAATGTAGCGGACGGGAGCCATACCGACAATTTTGGTAATTATGATGAGTATTTCCATGAGTACCCTCACTGGAAGCTTCATCTTATACATGATGGAAACGATGATTTTTATCGTAGGATGCGTGATGATTTGGAGGCGAACGGATATCTTGATGACAGGATTACGTATACGTGTTCCGAGGAACGATGTGATGATGGGTACGGTCACGGTAACAGACATCATGGTTTGGTGAATCTGGTATCCGATGAATCCGATTATGTTATAGTTGCTAATGGGGATACTTATTTTGTCCCCGTACTGTTTCGATGGATAGATTCAATATCAAGAACCGACAATCCCGATTTCATATACTGGGATATAGCCCATAGACAGATACAGAATTCACCAAACGTAGGTGGAATGAGTTCGCACATTATGCCAGACCACATAGATTGGACGTCGGCGGCTATAAGAACCAGTATTGCTAAATCTGTTGGTATTACTTCTAAGGCACTTAATGCGGACTGGCATTATTTTAATGATGCCTTAGCCTTCGAGCCTCACCCAACTATCAGTACTTATAAATTAGGGAAGATTATGGCAGTCCATAATTGATTACTTCCTCTATAATATGTCATGGGAAGTTTTTTGGACGACATATGTAAACAGCTCGACGGAGCGGCTCTCCTCTCAGAAGAGGACCAGATTTTTGGATTCGTGGATTCAGGCTCTTACGCCTTAAACAAAATTTTATCAGGTAAGTATGATGGCGGATACCCAATTGGTTCAATTACGGAAATCTATGGCGAGAGTAGCACGGCGAAGACAGTATTTCTTACTCATGCGTTCGTCGGCGCACAGGAGAAGGGTTATCATACGGTAATGATTGATAATGAACATGCTTACTCTCCCACCTTCGCCAAGACTCTAGGCGTGGACCCAGAGAAGCTCATCTATCTAATGCCAGAGACTATGGAAGAGTGCTTCAAGGCAATCGAGGAGGTCATTGAGGCTATCCGAGAGAGAGACACAGACACTCCTATCATCATAGGATATGATTCCATTGGAGTATCCCCCACGAAGAAGGAGATGGAGGATACCTTCGGTAAGAATAGCGAGATGGGAGGTGCTCTACGAGCTAAGGTAGCGGGGCAATGCTTGCGCCGTATCAATCCTCTGCTGAGAAAGCATAAAGCCGCCCTTCTAATTGTTAATCAGGTAAGAAGCAAGGTTGGGGTTATGTTTGGAGACCCTCGCACCAAAGCTGGCGGAGGCAAGGCACTTTTGTATTACTGTGGCGTCTCTATTGAGACTTCTTCTGGTAAGAGTGATGTGTTGTATGATGCTAACAAAAATCCTCTAGGTATTAAAGGTACTATTAAATGTGTGAAGAATAAGGTGACAGTTCCTTACCAAAATTGTGAGTTTGAGCTCAAGTATAACAAAGGGTTATCACCAGAATATGGACTCACTCAATCAGCATTTAAGACAGGTCAGGTTACCTGTCCTTCTAAGGGATGGTATTCCCTGGATGGCAATAACAAACAAAGGGCGTCAGACCTTAATGAGGTTTTGGCGGATAAAATAAAAGAGGGGGACCTCGTATAATTATGGACAAGAAAATTGAAGAGCATCTAGCTGTCATGCTAGAAAATTATGAGCAGAGCCTTAAAGGGGTAACTGAATACATTAAGACCACCACCGAGCAATTGGAAGGTGCTAGGACGGCTAAGGCGGACATGGAAGGGAAGGTGGCAGACCTTAAAGAGTTGCTTGGGCTCGAGGACGAAGCCGATACTGAGGAACCTTCACTCTCTTTGGTTGAGTAGCATGGAGATTAGGGATTTTGTAACTTCTTTCTTAGAGGGAAACCTCATAACCTCCGTTCATAACGGAGAGTTTGAAAGGAAAGACGGCAAGATGAAGGTATATTACTCTGGTCCTTATTGGGACTATGAAGAAGTTACCTCTGCCATCGAAACTTTACTAACTGGTAAATGGTTGGCGTCTGGGGAGAAGGTGCATGAATTCGAGAAAAGGTTCTCTAAGAGATTTAATATGGAGAGCTCCCTAATGGTTAATTCTGGGAGCTCTGCTAACCTTGTCATGCTTGGGGCATTAAAGAGGTACTTTGATTGGGATGACGGTTCAGAGGTAATAGTCTCTCCTGTGGGATTTCCTACTACAATCGCCCCCATAGTTCAGAACAATCTAGTCCCAGTTTTCGCTGACATAGAGATGGACACTCTCAATTTTGATTTAGGAGAAGTCCTTAAGAAGATTTCACAGCGAACAGTAGCTATAGTGTTGTCCCCTGTTTTAGGGAATCCCCCTGACATGGACCACTTAGTGAGTATTTGCGACGACAATGGTATCGAGTTGGTATTGGACAATTGTGATTCTCTAGGTAGTAAGTGGGCAGGGAGATATCTCAATGAGTATGCGGTAGCCGCGTCTTGTTCGTTTTATCCTGCTCATCACATTACTACAGCAGAAGGAGGGATGGTTTCTGCGAACAAAGATATTGTAAACATCGCGAGAAGCCTAGCATGGTGGGGTAGAGACTGCTACTGTGTAGGGTCAGCCAACCTGCTTTCATGCGGGACATGCGGAAAGCGTTTTGATAATTGGTTGCCTGAGTACAACGGTGAGATTGACCACAAGTATGTGTTTACGAACATGGGGTACAACTTAAAACCTTTGGATTTGCAGGGGGCGATGGGACTAGAGCAGTTAAAGAAGTTCGATGAAATACACTCAAAACGTAGGCACAGCAAGGAGAGGCTTGGAGGCATATTGGAGGCTCATCCGCAGGTGAGAGTACCTAAGGAGTTGGATGAGCGTGCACACACCTCTTGGTTTGGAACCCCCGTCATCTGTTCTCCAGAGAAGAAGAGTGACCTAGTGTCTCATCTTGAGAAGAACGGTGTTCAGACTAGACCGTATTTTGCAGGTAATATCCTTATGCATCCAGGGTATAAGCATTTGGAGGACTACAGGGATTACCCTAACGCGAACAGAGTCCTTAATGAGGTGTTCTTCATTGGAGCGTCTCCTCATTACAATGACGAGGTTTTCGAATATGTATCGGAGGTAATGGACAAATGGAACTAGTAGACGAGCCCCTGAAGGGTCTGAAGGTAGTAAGAGTTGATAGGTTTACTGATGACCGTGGATATTTTATGGAGTCTTATAACATGCGTGATTTTTTAAATTGCGGAATTGACGTTAACTTTGTACAAGACAATTGCGTTATGTCTCATAAAGATGTTGTTAGAGGGTTGCATTACCAGATTCCTCCTTATGAACAAGGGAAGTTGGTGAGTTGCGTACGTGGGAGTATTTTAGATGTGGCTGTGGATGTTAGAGAGGACTCTCCCACATTCCTGGACCATTATTCGGTAGAACTTACAGATTCTAATGGTGTGATGCTCTGGATTCCCAGAGGCTTCGCTCACGGATACGCTGTAAAAAGCGGTATCTCTGTTGTTAACTATAAGTGTGATGAGTTTTGGTCTTCAGAGTCTGAGGGGGGCATCCTTTGGAATGACCCTGTTTTGGATATTGATTGGGGGGTCGAAACCCCTATTGTATCCGACAAGGACGCGTCGTTTGAGGAGCTGGACCCTGTAGGGATGGGGTGGGTAGGATGATAGGCGCCTTAGGAGTTCTGGTGGCGTGGGTCATAATGGCACTTATCTGTATAGTCCCCATATACGCGTTATTACTTTTGATTAGCGGTGTTGTGGATGTTTACAGGGCTTTCGGGTTTGGCAGGAAGGAAGTGTCTGACGATACGCGTCCTAAAAAGATGCCAACCCCCTCTCCGAAGAGAGACGGGCGTAAGAAGAAGTCTTGTATACAAGTCGTAGGTGATTTCTCCAGCGAACATAAACTACCTGAATTTTTCTGGAGCGACTGACAGAAATGTCCTAAATAACATAGGAGTAACAACAATGGACCTATTTCACAATTACAAACAATACTTAGCTGAGAAGAAACGTTCTGGGCATCACAAGAAGGATTCAGAGGGGAAGAAAGCCGCATTTGACCCCAGGAAGACAAAAATCCCTACCTTCCCAGATATCAAGACAGCCTTAGGCAAAGCAGACTATGGTCAGATTTTTACTACCCCTCAGGCTGACGATATCTACGTTATCACTAAAGGGACGTGGGGGGATAAGTCTAAAGATAAGGTTGTAAAGAGTTTCCCCGCTGGAACTCCCTTTGCTGAAATCAAGGGTTATTCCGAGAGGACTAAGTCTAAGCATGGTGGAAAGAGGGTTAAGAAAGGGGAGAAGGGTAGAGAAGAGGCAGGATTCGCTACCAAGTCTAAAAAGGACCCTGCTAAAAAGTTTAAGCCTGTAAATTAATGCCTAGAAATTATATTCCAAAGAAGTCTTTTTTTGAGTCCACTCGAATCCATAAGATTGCGAAGGACTTGATAGGGGATTGTCAGGAGGATAGGAAGAGAGCTTTAGATACTTTTTCGTATTTTCAGACAATGGTTTCTTCTAACCCCGAAGATGACAAGGCGAAGGCGGAAATGATTCACGCTCTTGGTCTATCCCAAGACGCTAACGATAAAATCGTTAAAATTCTGGATATGATGATTAAAATGACGTCTTCAGAAATGAAAACAACCCCTCCTGCCGAAAACCTCAGCTTTGAATCTTTAAGAAAGAAATGACCAAGCCTTACATTGTTTACAACGCTCAGGTAGACGAGTTTGTCCGAGTGAAGAGGGTTTCTGATGAAGACTTAAGTAAGATAGTTGAGTCGTTCAGTGGGTTTTTAGGGAGGAAGGGAGTTCACATCTCCGATTACTTAAAGAAGGTTATTCAAAACTTTGTAGTAGCCCACAATAAGTATGAGCTGGAGGAGTGCTTGGAGTCTTTGTATGATTGTGTGACAGAG